TGATTTCATGTCTGCAATCTTAAGATCTGTTTCAGATTGTATTTGGGCAACTTGTATTTTACCTTCATTTTTAACCTGCTCAAGCTGTAAGCTTTGTTCGTGTTCAGCAGCAGCAGCTTCTTGTTGTGCTTGTGCTAAAGCTTGTTGTTGCTGTTGTTGAGCTTGTTGCTGTTTCTTCATTTCATCTAAAGCTCTTTCAAGTATATGCTCTGCTTCAGTCATAGTATCAGCTTTCATTACTTTAATAATATCAAGTAATTCAACTTGACCGCTTTGTAATGCTGATTGTGCAATTTGCTGTACAACTTGTTTAACAGATTCGTCTTTACCACTATCACCAATAAATATACCATAGTCTTGTAAAGCAATGTCTGGCATTACATCTAAGAATTTATAAGCACCATCACCAAGAACAATGCTAGCTTTCTTTCCTCCAGCCCAACAAACCTTCATTAGATTGGTAACTCTTTCAAATACACGTTTCTTAACCATTGCATGTGAATAGAACCAACTTTCTGTAATAGTAGCAGATTGTACTACACTACGTTGTACGTTACCAACATATTCGTATTGACCTACAGCTCCTTCACGTTGAGGTGATACACCAGATATTTGACCTGCTGTTTGCTCAAGCATCATCTTTAAATTAATTAGCTGTTGTACAGACTGTGATAAAGTAAAGTCAATTTGCTGGAATTGATTAAATGATTGTAGCTGTCCACCTTCATCTTTAGAGTTGATTGGTATAATACCATCGGTTTTTAAATGATACAAAACAGATTGTATATCCATACCAATATTAGTAGGTAGTTGTGATACATCATATACTACCGCCTTACCACCAGATCTTGCTAATGCTAATTCAATTTGATACATTACAACATTATATAACATCTGTACGTTCTTAAGTAAAGATACCATAGATACACTACGACCAGTCGTATTGTTTCTAACTACGCCTACATATGACAATGGAGTAGAACCTACGTCATCTACCGATCTTACTTGATTAGGTCTACGTCTTGCTCTTACTAATATCTTGCCACCTATTTTTGTAGCTTCCCAAATATCATCAACATACTTTGTTTGTACAGTTTCATTTTTACGTGCCTTATAATCATCTGGCACTTGTTTCATAAATGGTCTAGACTCATCATGTTTATTTTCAGAAATTTTAAACTTTAAAGCTTTAATTGATTTCCATTCAACATACACAACTCTAATCTTAATTTCATGACCATCTTCATAGTCCAACCAATCAAATGGATCATTATAAGACGCTAATGCATCTTGTGATCCTACTTGATACATATCAGATAGCTCTTGCAATTGTTCTACATCAAGCTCGTCTCTAAATTCATCAAGTATTTCATTATAGCTTAAGTATCTTTCCTCACCTACCCAACTCGATGTATCTAAATAGTCACTATTTCCACTTATATCATATACAATAGATCGTGGATCTACTCTACGTACAAATGGATTATTGTCTCTTACTTCAACTCGATAAAACTCTTTACCAGTAATTAAAAGATCTCTAAACCCTTCTTTAAATATATCTCTATAGTTGTATCTACTAATCAAATATTCTAAACCATCTTGTGCGGTTTCTTCTACCATTTCACGATAGTTATATCGCATATACACTTCTATATCATCAGGAAGCTCCATGTCTGTTGGTTGAGGTATTTCAAAACCAACGTTTTTTTGAAAATCTTTTTGTATATCACCAACAAGTTCTTTCATTATTAATGATACCTTAACATCTTGTTTTCTAATTACAGCTTCTTTGTTTACTGTATTAACTTTAATGTCCATAGGTCTTCTAAGATCTTCACCAACTAATAAGTCAATCTTAGGAGATATAATAGGGTAGTTAACTAATCTAGCTGGATAAGCCATACCGTATTGTTCGGTAATATATTTAAAGTCATTAAGCTCAATGTGTCCATTGTAGATATTATAGTTTTGTATATCATGCACTCTTGAGTTCTTATAAGGAGACTCTGAGTATGACATATACCCTACTACTGCATTTACCCATTGATCACACCATTCGTCTGTCTTTTCTTTTTCTGATATAAATTGTTGAGGGAATGATGAATACTTCTTATTATCCATGATTAATCTTTTATTTGTGGTACTCCGTTTCTATCTAATTCATAATATTTAAATCCCCAGTCTTCTACTGGTTCTTCTTTTTCCGTTGCTTGCACTCTATAATTGTCTACGTTATGTATTAAACATAAACCAAAAGCTATAGCTCGGTCAGTATTTCTTGTTCCGTATACAGACAATTCTTCTATTAAATCTAAGAACCAAATGTCATCTACACTCTCTCTTATGTAGTCATCCATTAGATCTTCCATAAGAGCTTTTACCTGCTTATTCATATGCACACCATATCTATTTCTTGTCTTTGTACCAGGGTTGTGTGCAGACTCTGGTTTTTCTTTTAAATACTTCAACGCATTCATACGTTTAAAGTAATCCAATATACCTATCTTAGTATACTCTACTAGCATCTTTGAATTATAGTATATTGCTAGTTTCAAACATCCATCCCAAAAGTCTTCTTTTTTATCAGGTCTATCTGTATACTCTGCAATAACTAAGTCGTGTGCATGATCAGTATCAAGAAACCTTCTGTATATTATTGCTGATCCTAAGGAATCAGATGCTCCTGCTTTGTCTTGATCGTATGAGTCAATACCACCTATATCTAAATGATTATATTGTGTTTCTGGGTGATGTAATATTTTGTAAGGTCCTTCTGGATGTGGTCTCCATCTAACTACAAACTCTTCATTCTCATCAAACTCCCAATCTAAAAATCCTGATTGTATTTGACTTCTATAGTCTTTACTACCAAGTATTCTTGATCTTTGAGCATTAAGTAAAGAGTTATCAAATCTTGCTGTTTTAGTATTTAAAAACGCTTCCTGTACAGTTAATGGGTAGTTTTGTATATGAAGATTGTAAGCCTCTCTATCTCCTGATGCAGCAATATTATCTCTTTCTTCTATTAGCTCTTCTTCTGCTGCAGTTACATGCTCTTCGCCTGTATCCACGTCAAAGAATCCATAGTAAGCTCTAGATGCTGGAATAAACATAGGTACAAGATTATAAGCATCTGACTCATAATACATATCCATAAAATCTTTGGAGGCTTTCGTAATGTCACCACCAGTACCTCCAACTACAGGAACGCCAAACTGTAAGTTCCCGTCCATGAAGCAAGCCTTAGAAGACATATACGCATTCTTTAAATGCTTGAACTCTCCAGCCTCTTCAAATATCATAAGAGATACACGCTCACCTTTAAATACTTCTGGATTATCCATTGTTCTGCATATTATCGTAGATTGATAACCTCCTATCTCCCACTTACCATCTTTGTTCTTTTGCTTGTATCCAGATCGTAATATACCGTCTGTATCTTTAAGAACAGAGTGCTTGAAGTTGGAGTGTAGTCCATTCAAACCTTTTTTAGTTTTATCAAAGAACGCATCTGCTGTAGCTTGCAGACCAGCTGCTATACCTACATCATTAAATGGAAAGAACGTATACTCATGCGCAATCATCCCAGAGTTCATGTAACTAAAACCTTTATCACGGGCTTTGATTACAATCATACCTGTTCCATCTTTTTTACATTGCTCAAACGTATCAAAGTATTCATGATCCATTTGACGATACCAGGGACTAATTAAAGTTTTACGTGATCCTGTCGAACCATCGTTTCCAAGTATCTTATAATAGTTCAGATAAAAATAATATTTACCTGATATTTTATTCATTCCTTTGGGCTTAAAGCCATTGATACATCTATCAAGTTCTTGTTCCCAATATTCTTGGTAAGCTACAGAGTCAGGGCTAAGATCAGGATGACCATAATTTGCAACTGGCCTATACCTTTGTGGATCTTTTTTTGCTCTACCCATACTTTATTCTCTTTGTTTTACCTATACCAAAAGGATCACGTGGATCCTGTTTTGTTTCTAGGTTAGAGTGAAACGCCTCGTCTATATCAAATCCATGTATAGACTTGGCGTAATCACTTACCTGTTTTGCCTTTCTGTAATCACCCTTTTTGTATAGCTTATTATATCTATATCTAAGGTTTTTTAAATCGGGCTTTTTATTTTTAGACATTAGTCTAATTGACGATAGCTTCCACCTGATTTAGGCTTACCCATATGGCCTCCACCTGGATAATTCATTTTACCTCCGCCAGGCATTTTCATTTTTCCACCGTGCTTGTATGATTTCTTTTTCATACCGCCATGACCGTATGAATCTTTCATCATACCTCCGCCCATAAAGTCTTTATCAGCACCAGTCATTTTTCCGCCCATCATCATTTTTTGTTCGTAACGACCACCAGCATCAAATCCAAAATTTCTTTTAAGTCTACGTCTAACGCCACCAAATAATTTTCTTCTTACTTTCTTTTGTGCGCTAGTAACCTTTTTAACTATGTTTCCAGTTCTTTTAACGTTTCCTCTAACGCCTCTTATAGCGCTAGCTGCAGTTTTTCCTGGTCGTCTTAATGGCTTTTTAACCATTTTACCAGCAGTAGCTCCAACCTTTCCAATTACACCAGCCGCAAGACGACCTCTTCGTTTTGCACCAGCCACAAGACGAGCTTTTGCAGCTCTTCGTTTTGCAGTAGCAGCAGCAGATAATCCTGATCCAGCTGTTTTTTTAACTCTTTTAATTGCTTTACCTAAAGAACTTGCAGCTGCTTTAGATCCTCTACGGGAAGCTCTAGCTAATTTAGTGGCTCCTAATTTACTGCCTCTACGTCTTAGCTTACGTCTTAATTTTCTAAACATGTCTAATTTATTTATTTAATATTAACGATGCTGGTTTAGGCGGCCACCAGATTTCATCTTACCTTTAAATTTACCTCCGCCATACATTTTGCTTCCCCTAAGCATTTTAAAATCTTGAGCGTCTATACGCCCATTTTTATTTTTGTCTAACTTTCGTTGTTTACCTTTTAACTTTGCCATTATTTAATATTTTCTTGTATTTCTTTTTTATTCTCTAAAAATGATAGCTTTTTATCACCTGCTATTTTTTGTCTTTCTCCCCTTCTTTCTATTGCGTCTACAAGAGTCTGTCTGGTTTTGTATATCTTTTCAATACCAATCATTATCTTCTGCAATCCTTCAGCCGTTTCCTCATCTATATGCATATTGTTCATATAGGTCGTAAACTGACTTATCTTTTTATTAAAAGCAATTAGCTGTTCATCCAACGGATCAAACTGTAATTGTTTGTACTTATCTATCGCTGCAAGTACTTCTGGACGTTTCTCACCATACCAGTCATACTTGTCGTACAAATCCTTGCTAACAGCTTTCTTTCTTTCTTCTTCAACAAAGTGTCTGTAAGGACTATCATAGTCGCATACAAGTGCTACCCACTTCATTGCTGTCGATCCAAGCTTGTCAGCCTTCAGGACTTTTAAAAACTCTGGAATCCCCGTAACCCCATCGTCATCTTTGAATATGTCCCCCTGCCTATTTAGTTTTAATAAATACATACTCTGTGCAAAAATAGTAATTATTCTCCACAATACTCTAAATGCATCTCATATAACCAAATCCATCGCCCTCCATTAGGTTGGGACAATGTGTAGTTACCATCAAAACTAATACAATAATTAGGATTTTCTACTTGAAATATCTTAGTGTCGGAAACGTCAAACTCCATTTTTTTACATTGATCTAACAAGAACTCCTCACTATTCATAAGGTCTTCTAATTCATCAAAGTATTTCTTAAGTAAGTATAAGTTGTCATCAAACACCCATATCTCCCCATCATCACTATATAATTTTTCTAAAAGCATATATACAAATATAAATAAAAAAGAGGCCGATAGGCCTCGATTTTTTTCAATACTAAAATCAAAGATTTTATTATCTCATTAAAAGTCTGTTAGCGAAAGCTAATCGATCCTGGCCCATTCCTTGTAAAGGTTGCATAGGTTGCATGTATGGATTCATAAATGGACTGCCCATTGATTGCTGGACATAAGGATTAGCGTAAGGTAACGCAAAAGGTGCATTAGGAGCCATAGGCATCATCGGATTCATATTCGCACCCATCATAGGTTGACGCATCATCGCTTCTTCATTAGCTCTATTCTGCAAGGCAGCTTGACCAGGAACTCTACGCTGTGGTCTGAAAGCTGGAGCATTAGGATCTCTCTGCTTCATTTCCTGCTCATCAAGATCTTCCTCTTCCTCATTTCGTACTGGTTGATCCATCTTCATTGATACAGGTTGCCCCATTCTATTCATTTGATATGGACTTCTTTGCAATCTAACGTTGTCTCGTTGTTGTTGCTCATAAAAATTCTGTCTTGCCATTGTATTATCTCTTTTATGCAAATATACTATAAAAAAATTTTATTTCTATTTTTCAGGGAGGGATACTTTATGCTAAGTAGCCCCTATCATGTCCCAAACTTTTACACACCCCTGTAACTTGTATTGGACTATCATAGCATTTTTGCGTAATGCCTGCACGCAATCGTGCTATCTATCTAATAGCGGGCTCACTTAAATTATTATCACAATGAGTTTATTCAAATCATTAACAGGATTAGCTAAAGCAACTTATCAATTAGCTAAAGAAGACAAGGAGTTTCGTAAAGAATACGCAATTGCTACTGTAACATTCCCTATTACAGCAGGAAAAGCTGCCTTTGATGCACTAGATGATGCAACAAAAGCTACTAAAAACTTCGAAACTGTGCTTACTAAAGCATCAGAGAGATTCCTTGCTGAAGAGATATACAAGGGTAATTACACTGATTTCACAGTAGTTAAATAGTAAAGTAACTGAGTATCAGTAAGTTAAGCGGAAACACCTTGAAATAGTGCGCTATAGTGTTTAGATTATTTATTTAAGTAAGTAAGTAAGCTGGACTTGTAGTCAGGTTGGTTTGTTATTGTTTGGTTAATAATAGTAACATTCCAATTTGGCCTCAAAGTTCGGCTTTTTTTTAGACAAAGTCAAGTATTATGAAAGAGTTAGAAGTAATAAAACAGGAAACAAATAGTCTGATAGACTATGTATCAGTTCTTTTAGATCCAAAATATAAAAAGGAAGACGGCACAATTGTATTGTCAGAAGAAGAACAAAAAGAAATGTTAAAAGTATTTGAACAAATCAAATACATAAATAGTTAACATAATAACCTGTATTGGATGTAGTGTGGTTCGATTCCACACACAGGTACTAACCAGCCCAGACACGGATCGGCCACCGACAATAGGTGATTAGCGTGTAATAACTATGAGAACTAGAATTAAGTCTCGCAAAGTATCAAGCGCTCCAGCTTGGATCAAAAAGTATCAACCTGCACACACAGTAACAGCTGATGAAATAGTGCAACGATACATTAACAATGAACTTATGTTCGTGCCAAAATCTAATAGAAGCGCAGAACTAAAGAAGTTCATTACAAAGAAATGGTTACACAACATTAAAGTACTAAACAAATTAGTAGACAAATATGTAGTAACTGAAACGTTTAACCCAATATCAGTATTATAATTATGAAACAGAATCAATTTACGGCTAAGTATATCAAGGCATATACTAAACCAAACGGTAAAAATATCATTCGATTCTCTGACGAGAATGGTAATCAACGTATGATAATAGTCAACAAAGTTGAGAAAGCAGAACTGCCCAAGTTACACCATTGGTACAACTGGGCTAACATATGCAAGATGAAGAACGTTACGGACAATTTCCGTACGTTCCTCAAAAAGCATTGCAGCTTTAAACAGATTGATGGCTATACTAACGTAACTTATATAATGAATTTAAAATAATAATAAAATGACTAATAACTTAAAAAAGAACCTTGAGCTACGCCAGGCGTTGGCTGAGGTAGATAGATTAACATCAGAAAATCTTGAGCTAAAAGAAATGCAAAAAGATTTAAAAGATGATGTCAATAGGTTAACTAAAGAACAATCTATTAATCTTGATATAATACAAACACAAAAAAAAAGACTTCGCAGTAACGAAGTCATGCTTAGATCTCACGAAAGAGATATAACAGCATTGCAAAATAAATTAAAATAATTAACCAGCACTCTAAAAACTAGGAACCCTTGAGTGCTTATAATAGGGAAACCAATATGAAAACTAATGAAGTTAGAATCTATTTGCTGAACGATAGGTCAGCGCTAGACAACAAAGGTATTGAACTAAAATACCTAGAAGCAGCAACATCAGATAAAAAGTGGGACGAGTTCCTACTGTCTGATAAATATGACGATCTGCTTGCAGCAGTCAAGGCTAACCCATACGAAAGAGCTCATCAAGCTTTCCGTAGAGAAGAATCACACACAATCATTAAGTCAGTTAATAAGGCTGAAATGAAAGTAACAATGCTAGACGGTCAAACTCGTACAGCAAAGTTCTTTAATAATAACTTCTTCCATATGGAACAATGGGTTATAGATCAAAATGCTTCTTATAATAAACGCAAGCGTAAGTTCATAAACACTTACCTAGCTAAGTTTAAGAAGAAACAGATTAGTAACTTCCACATAGCTAGTAATAAGCTTGGAGATTTCTTACAGAAATAATGTGGTTATATATCTG